TTTTTTGCGAGGTTTTTGGCATAGGGGTAGATGAACATGGGCAAACGCGGACCACCACCAACGCCGACTGCCATCAAGATTGCACGCGGCACAAACCGTACAAAGACAAACAGCGAACCACAGCCGCCGCGTTCGCAGGCTGTGAAAATGCCGAAGCATCTTGGAAAAGTCGCGGCGTCAAAGTGGCGGCAGCTGCTGCCGCTGCTAGACGGCATCCGGCTGATGACCGATGCCGACATTGAGGCACTGGCTAGGTATTGCGACACGTATGAGTGGTGGCTTGCCACGCGTGCGAAACTAAAGGCTGAAGGCGATACCTACCCGATTCTGAACGACGGTGGCGAGGTCAAGTACATTGCCCAAAGGCCAGAAGTCTCAATCGCGCACAAGCTCGCGACGCAGCTCCGGCAACTCGAACAAGACTTCGGGCTTAACCCGTCGGCCAGGGCGTCGCTCAAAGTCGAGCCCGAAAAGCCGCACGACGAAGAAGCCGCAGACATCCTCTTCGGCTGAGTGCCAGCCTGGTTGCCGCTGCAGCAGCTGCAAAGCGGTGGCATTCTTTGAGCGTTACTTCACGCACGCCAAAGGCGAAAAGGGTGGCAAGCTGTTTACGCTTGAGCCGTGGCAGCGGCAGTACGTGCGGCAGCTGTTTGAGGAAGTCGACGGCAAGCGAAAGATCCGCACCAGCCTGCTGGCGTTGCCGCGAAAGAATGGCAAGTCTTCGCTCTGTGCTGGTATAGCCTTGCGGCTATTGCTGGAAGACGAGCCTGGCTGCGAAGTCTACAGCTGTGCGGCGTCGCGGGATCAGGCACGGCTCGTCTTCGACATGGCACGCATCGCCGTTGAGCAGTCGCCTGTTCTCTCGCAGCATCTGACCGTTTATCGCTCGGCCATCGTCCGCGAAAAGACGCATGCCACTTACAAAGCCCTGTCAGCTGAAGCTGGCATCCAGCACGGGCTGTCAGCTCACGGCGTGATCTTTGACGAGCTGCACGTCAGCAACCGCGAGATGTGGGAGGTCATGCTTTCAAGCCAAGGTGCGCGACGGCAACCGCTGACGGTGGCACTCACGACCGCGGGCTATGACCGCAAATCGGTCTGCTGGGAAGTCTGGAAATACGCCGAAGCTGTCCAGGCCGGAGCAGTCAACGATCCGACGTTTCTGCCTGCCATCTACGCCGCGTCACCAGAAGACGATTGGAAGGACGAATCGACATGGGCAAGGGCAAACCCAAATCTGGGCGTCAGTGTGAAACTCGATTTCCTGCGCAGCGAGTGCGCCCGCGCCGTCGAGATGCCAACCTACGAGAACACCTTCCGCCAGCTGTACCTGAACCAGTGGACGGAGCAGGACCAGAGATGGCTGAGAATGGACCACTGGGCGAAAGGAAGCCAGCAGTGCCCCGTCGACCTGAGAGGCAGGGACTGCTTCGGTGGCCTCGACTTGGCGACCACCTTTGACACCACGTGCCTGGCCCTGCTGTTTCCGTTAGACGATGGCACGTTCTGGGTGGAGCCGCATTTCTGGATACCAGAAGAGAACATGCAGCAACGCGTGCGGCGTGACAAAGTGCAATACGACGTATGGCACCGGCAAGGCCATCTGCACATAACGCATGGCAACGTAACTGATTTCGACCACGTGCGTGCCGACATAAATGCTTTGGCAGAGAAGTACAACATCCGACAGATTGCCATTGACCGGTGGAATGCAACGCAGCTGGCCACACAACTGCAAGGGGACGGCATCGACGTTGTAGGCTTCGGCCAGGGTTACGGCAGCATGTCGGCACCGTCAAAGCAGCTCGAAGCCCTGGTCGTCAGTGGCAAACTACTGCACAGCAATCCGGTGCTTGATTGGCAGGCCGGGAACGTCGCAATACAGCAAGACCACGCAGGCAACATCAAGCCAAGCAAGCAGAAAAGCACCGAGCGAATCGACGGCATGGTATCGCTTGTGATGGCACTTGGAATCGCAGCGACCGCCAAGGCCGCACCCGAACTGAACTGGGACATCATCGAACTATGAGCACGACCGACCTGAGCGATTACCGCATGTACGATCTGCGTGCCATTGATTGGTCAGTTGGCGGCAACCGCACGCCCAGCGGCATCCGCGTAACCGCTGACAACTCTATGGCGTGCTCGGCTTACACGGCCTGCATCCGCGTCATTTCCGACGCAGTATCTGCCCTGCCACTGCATATCTACGAACGTCTGCCAGACGGTGGCAAAGCAAAGGCACCGCAGAATCCGGTCTACCGTCTGCTGCACCAGCAGCCAAATCCGTGGCAGACTGCACAAGAGTTCCGCGATTGGATGACCGGAATGTATCTGCATTACGGTGCCAGCTACGCCGAAATCCGACCTGGCTCTCGCGGTGCTGTCTCTGAGCTGTGGCCACTGCATTCGAGCCGCATGGAAGTTGAGCGGCTTGAGAATGGCCAGCTGCGGTATCTGTACCGCGAGCCAGACGGCCGCCAGACGGTCTACACGCAGGACCGCATCTTTGCTCTGCGTTTCACGACAGAAGACGGCGTGAAGCCAGTGCCGACATATCGGCTGTTTGCCAATGCCATCGGGCTTGCCCAAGCCCTAGAAGCTCACGGCGGCACGTACTTTGGAAACGGTGCACGTCCGGGCGTGATTCTGGAAAGTGACAATCCAATTCCCGTCGAGGCGGCCGAGCAGCTGCGGCAGAACTGGGAACGAATCCATCGTGGCCCAGACCGTGCATTTCGCACGTGCGTACTTCCGAATGGCGTGAAGGCTCACGAGCTCAGTGGCAGCAATGAAGCGGCACAGTTTCTGGAAACCAGGCAGTACCAGGTGATCGAGATCTGCCGAGCGTTTCGCGTGCCACCACACATGATTCAGGATTTGACGCGGAGCACCTACAGCAACATCGAGGTGCAGGGAACAGAGTTTGTGCAGCACTGTCTGCTGCCGCACCTGAAACGCTGGGAAGCGGCCATCAGCCGCGATCTGATCGTCGACGATGAGCGTTACTTCGCGGAGCACAGCGTCAGCGGCCTGCTGCGTGGCGACCACGCCAGCCGGTCTGCCTACTACGTGTCTGCACTTCAAAACGGCTGGATGACGATCAACGAAGTACGGCAGCTGGAGAACCTGAATCCGATCGGACCAGAGGGCGACCGCCACTACATCCAAATGAACATGCAGACGCTCGACGACATGGACGCTCAACCAGAGGCACCGCAAGAGCCGCCACAGCCACCAGACGAGCCAGCAGCACCGCCAGACGAGCCGCCAGCAGAGGAGGAGCAGCCCGATGCCGTGGACGGTCAGTAGAACCGACGCTTGCCCAGCCTCGCGGCCTTGGGGCGTGATCAAAGACGACGACGGCAGCATCGAGGGCTGCCACGCCAGCGAGGCCGACGCCCAGGCCCAGCTGGTGGCATTGAATATCGCGGAAAGTGAAGGCCGAGCGTATGAGTCGATTGACTTTCGGCCGCCGGCTGGCGTGGCAGAAGAAGCACAGCGTGGGCTCGATTGGCGTCGCGAGTATGGTCGCGGCGGCACAGAGATCGGCATCGCACGTGCACGCGACCTGGCCGGCAGACGCAACGTCTCACCAGAGACTGCACGACGCATGAAAGCCTACTTTGACCGTCATGAGGTGGACAAAGAGGGCGAAGGCTGGTCGCCCAGCCAAGATGGCTACCCAAGCAATGGACGCATCGCGTGGGCTCTCTGGGGCGGCGATGCCGGCAGATCATGGGCAAATCAACTGGTCCGGCGAATGAACGCCGAAGACGAAGACAGGAGCTACAGCATGGACATCGAACGCAGGCTGATGCCATTTGAATCGGAAGACGAGCTCGTGATCGAGCCGCGGCAGAATGGCCAGGCGGCCATCGTCGGCTATGCCGCGGTCTATAACCGGCTCAGTCTCGACCTGGGCGGCTTCCGCGAAGAGATCATGCCAGGTGCATTCGACCGCATCCTCAACCGCCAGCGTGACAAAGCGGACGTGGTGGCACTCTTTAACCACGACAGCAACATCGTTCTGGGCCGCACGTCTAGTGGCACGCTCGAGCTCAGCAGCGACGAAAAAGGGCTGCGATACGTTGTGACTCCACCAGCAAGCCGCAGCGACATCATGGAACTGATTGCCAGGCGTGATGTCCGCGGCAGTTCGTTTGCTTTCACGGTAGACAAAGGTGGCGAATCTTTTCGGACTTCAGAAAATGGAAAAGCGATTCGCCAAATCAGCGAAGTAAAAGGGCTGTACGATGTCGGCCCAGTTCTCACGCCAGCCTATCCTGCAAGCTCTGCCACGGTTGCCATGCGTTCTTACCAGGCGTGGCTGGCCGAGCAGGAGCAAGAAGAACCAGAGAAGGTGGCGGTGCGTTCCGTGATGTCTGGCGTGGCCGCCAGCGTCGCAAGTCTTCTGAGGCTCAAGCTGCATGGCTGATCGTCCACAGTGTAAGTGCGGGCAGCGGATGGTAACTCGCTCCAGCCGGTCTATCGGTGCGGAGCAACAGCGTTACATCCGCTGCCCCAAGTGTGGTGCTCGTGGCACTGTTTTTGTGCGCACAACACTTTCGCCAGTTCGCATCTGCAAGGGTGGTAATCGGCCGTCCTAGTCTGACTCCTATCGCACATGCGGCATGCCGCCGCTGATAGGAGACTCGACATGGACAAGCTGAAGCAGCTGCAGGACGAGGCCGCCGAAGTGGCCAACCGCATCGACGCTGTTCGCGCGATGGATTGCGAGACCGATGGCGACATCGCTGCTCGTGATATGGATCTCACCGCACTCGTGAAGCGGGCCGACGAAATCTCGGCCAAGCTCGACTTCGAGCGAAAGGTTGCCGAATCTGCTGGCAACCTTCGCAGCGTGGTCGACCGCTGCACTCCAGCACCTGAGCCGGTTGTGGCCGAGGAGCGTGCAGAAGTTCGCATCGAGCCCGTCCGCACCGGCCGCCGCCTGCGAGCATTCGACAGCCACGAAGCAGCCTACCGCTGCGGTCAGTGGCTCGCAGGCACGTTCCTTGGCGATGAGAACGCCAAGCGTTGGTGCCTCGACCACGGCGTCGAAAGCCGTGCTATGGGTGAGTCGACGATGGCCGCTGGCGGGTTTGCCGTGCCAGAGGAGATGTCGGCCGCGATCATCCGCAACGTCGAGACCTACGGCGTGGCACCGTCTGCCATGCAGAATGTGCCAATGTCGTCTGACACTCTGCTGGTGCCGAAGCGTCTGACTGGCGTGACCGGCTACTGGGTTGGTGAGTCGAGCGAGATCACCACCAGCGACCCGACGGGCACCCAGGTGCAGCTGATTGCCAAGAAGCTGGCATGCGGAACCCGCGTTGCCAACGAGCTGCTGGCTGACTCGATTGTGTCGGTTGCAGACTGGCTCGTGCAGGAATTTTCGCTTGAGTTGGCCAAGCGTGGCGACGAAGCTGCATTTTTGGGCACGGGAGCCAGCAGCTACGGTGGCGTCCAGGGCATCGTTACCAAGATCAACGACGGCACTCACACTGCCAGCGTTGTGTCTGCGGCCAGCGGCAACGATTCGTTTGAGAATCTGGACCTGGCTGACTTCAGCAAGGCTCTGGGTGCTCTGCCTCGCTACGCTCTCGGTGGTGCGGCCTGGTACATCTCGCCGGCTGGCTATCACGCGTCTATTGAGCGGCTGCAGCTCGCTGGCGGCGGGAATGCCGTTGGCGATCTGGCCAGTGGTGGCGTGCCTCGATTCCTGGGCCTGCCTGTGATTCAGACCCTTGTGCTCGACAGCACGCTTGGCAGCGACGCTGGCGTTATCAAGGTGCTCGTCGGTGACGCAGCCCTGGCTGGCATCTACGGCATCCGCGAGCAGGTGAACATTCGCAGCACGGTCGACGAGTACGCTCGGTTTGACCAGACCGCGTGGTACGCCACGATCCGCGTCGATTACAACTGGCACTCGCTGGGTGATACCAGCGACGCTGGCCCAATGGTTGCACTCAAGACCACCGCCTGAGCTTAGGAGAACCTAGACGATGAACAGTTTCGAGATTTCGAAGTCGGTCACCAAGCTCGGCACTGCCGATACGGCGACCAACGCGACGCACCAGCACAGCATCGACACGCTGGGATTTGATTATGCGTCGATCGACGTGGTGTTTGAGGCAGTGGCCGCCGCCGGCACCAACTCCAGCGTGGCAGTCGCCCTGAAGCTGCAGGAAGGTGACACGACCAGCAGCTACAGCGACATCACTGCTTTCGTTGGTGACGGTGCTGGCGGATTCACGATTCCGACGCCCAGCGATACCACGAGCTCAAATGTGGTTCGCTTTGATGTCGACATGCGTGGCCGTAAGCGATACCTCAACGTCTACGCTACGCCAAATGCGGCCAGCGTGGTTGCCAGCAACGCTCGCCTGGGCAAGCCCGAAGAAGGCCCAACCAGTGCCAGCGGCAAGGGCGTGCTTGGTGCTGTCAGCGGCTAACGCTTGACACAGTAGCCACAATGTAAACAAGGACGACCGGGCACGGAGGCCCATCTCCGGCCCGGTCGTCTTGTTTACGGAGACTGCAAATGCTCGTCAAAGTTGGCGAATCTCGTGTCGATGTCCGCGTCGAGGCTGTCATGTCTGTGCCTCGCTTGGGCTTTATGGACAATTTCTTTACATGGGCACAGGCACTCATGCCACTGGGCATTCGGCCTACCAAGGTCACTGGTGCATTTTGGGGCCAGTGTTTGCAGCGTGTGCTGCAGCAGTTCGCAGACGACTGCGAATACATTCTGACTATCGACTATGACACGTTTTTCACGCAGGCAGACGTTGAGCATCTGCTCGCGTTGGCCATGACGTTTCAATGCGACGCTATCACTGGGCTGCAGACGAAACGCGAAGACGGGCGACCGATGCTGACCATGCTCGACACGCTCGACAATCCGCCAGAAGACGCAAAGGTATCCGTGCCGCGTGAGTGGTTTTCCGCACCAGTGCAGCAAGTCGACACAGCACACTTCGGCTGCACGTTTATCTCGACGGCTGCACTCAAACGTATGCCGAAGCCGTGGTTTCAAGGCGTCCCAAACGACGATGGCGAATGGGGCGACGGACGAATCGACGACGATATTTTCTTCTGGCGGCAGTTTAAGAAAGCTGGCAATCGGCTGTACGTTTCACCGCGTGTGATTCTCGGGCATGGCGAGTACATGGTGACGTGGCCAGGCGAGCAGCTGGCCAAGCCAGTGCACCAGCACGCGACGGAT